GAAGGCCCAACCCAGCCATTAATTTCATCACCGACAAGTATTCCGTCAGCTATTCGTTGCTTGTCTATTTCTACAGCATCATATATCATTTTTTGTGCGATAGAAATATTGCGACTTTGTTCCAGTTCTGTTTTCCATATCTTAGCTTGTTCAATAGGCGTAGCCATACCAGTTCTTTCAGTAGTGGGAATAGAGTTATATATTGATGTATAAGAATCTATCATTTCTTGTAAGCGAGCAGAAAACTGTTCTTCAAAAAGTTTTGTATGTTCTTGCCAAGGAGCTTGTAAAAGTATGCTATGCATACTGTTCATTTCTGCTTTATTGGATTCTGTATTTTTAAGCAGTAATTCTTTTTGATCTCGTTTCCATGTTTCATTAAAAATCGTATTACTGTGACTTGTAATGAGTTGGGCTAGATAAGTTCTAGTCCAATCCCTGAACGCCTTTGGAGCGCTTTCAAGTAATCCGTCACGGAATCCAGTAGCGTTATTTATAAAGTCTGATGGACTATATCTGTAGTCTCGAGACATTTCTGATATTTTTTCTAAAGAGCTAACCTTTACATCAGCTTTCCATTTCTCCTCTGCCTGAATAGCTTTTTGCTTTGCAATAAAGTTAAGTGTTTTTCCCAGCTCACTTGTAGCCAATTCAACGGGATCACCAGCGTTTGCCTTGACCACTCCCATTCGACTTGCCAATGAAGAAGGAGTTGTAAAGACTTGTCTTTCTCCTGATGTTAATTCTTTAGCCATTTAGTATTGCCACCATTTCTTTCCCTTTTTTTTCTCTCCTTTATAATAATCATCCATTTTTTTCTCTCCTTTATAATAATCATACATTGCATATCCGCTTGTCAATCCTGATCCAATGGATATCCAACCTCCAAAAACCTTATTCCTTGTAGCCACATCATTTTCAAACATTTGTTCTCCGTATTTAAGCACAACTGATTTTCCCATTAGCCTTATGTTAGCCATGTCCTTTTCACCTTTTTTTGTTGCTGTTTTATTAATGTTCAAAAAACTTCTTGAATCATCATAGTAGGCAGTAGTTGACTGAAACGCCAAGTTGTTTGCCAACTCCTGATTCAAATGATCTTTTCTAATATTCTCTTGTTCAATGGCATCAATTTTAGCCATCAGGGATTCTCGTTCATAACGAGCTTTTTCTCGTTCATTTGCAGCTTTTGTTGCACTTATGTTATAAAGTGTTCCTACAGCTCCTATGGCAGAACTTGCCATCATCATTGTTCCAGCGCCTACACCCATATCAACCTACACAAACTGCATTTCTATAGCCATCGCCAATATCTTCAGAGGCAACGGATCGTTTTGCGATACTGTAACAGTTGGATTTTTACTGTATCCCAAAAAATTAAATTCTTTCTTTCCCGTCACTGGCGTTAAATCACTACCAATCGTGAAGTTTAACGGAGTAATGAGTAATTCATATGCACTGGCATTAGCAGCTTTTACATTAATATCCAACGCACTATTGACATCAATGACTGCTCTTGTGATTCTTCTTGGCGCTCCCGTGAGTGGGCCAGTTTCAACTTCCTTGTCAATCGGCATTGTTTCCAGTATCGGAGTATAGTTAAATCCAACCTTTACTCCAGTTGGCTGTGGAGCGACTGCATTGGAATTAAGAGTAATTCTGTCATTCGCATCTATTGTATATGATCCTAATGATGAATTTCCTGATACGACATTAACAGCTATTTCTCCATAGATGCTGTTGATCGTATGCATAAATCCATTAACCATAGTAATCACTGCATTGTCTGCTGGAGTTGCAGCCAAACTTTGATCCAATGATAAAGTATGTCCAGTCGAAGTGGTTGTCACTGCGTTAATTGTATATTCTGTTGCGTTTCCAGCAATCGTAAATGTTTCCAATACTGCTGGAATTGTCGTGAATCCGTCAACATTCAATGTTGCTCCTGATTGAGAACCACCATAAACTAATGGCGTACCTTTTTGATAAACCGTTGTAGTTGTTTGGCAATCCAAAGTAGTAGAATCATCATCTGCAAATTTTTCCAAAGTATATGTTGTTGTACCATTAACTTGTCGTTTTCCAACAACAAATAAATTTTCATTGGCAGCAGTCATTGAATGAAAGAAGTCTCCACTTCTTGTTTCATACATTGACCATCCAGCAATCTTTTCCCCCCTGATGCTGTGAAAAGCTGCGATCTTACCATTGTGTGTACTTCCACTATTGACAAAGAAAGCGAATTGTTCAGGTCTTGAGGAATTTCCCGTAATCATAGCAATTTGCTTTGGTGAATCAATAAGCTGAGATGACAAGACAGAAATAGAGTTTGAGGAATAGGCTGCTGAAGTATCAGAATATAAATATTCACGAACTGCCTTTCCATTCTTTTGAGAGAACAAAGTTGCTCCGTCAAATACAACGGGAGTGGATCGACTGCATCCGAAAGGAGTTTGTCTCCTGAATGAAATGTTGGAAGGAGTGATGGCTGCAATATCGGAAGATGTTGGAGTATAATATTCCCCACCATCAGTAAATATTTGCAAATCACGAGATGATACAAAATGTCGCACTTCGTTTACTCGATCACCAGCAATTGCAACATCAATCGCTTCACTAGCCAATCCAGTTCCAAGACCAAAGTTAAAGTATTCTCCTATCTGACTGGCAACGACTGAAGATGGTTTTGATGGATTTCCACCAAACCACAGTCTGTTATCATGAAATGTTACAGCTTGAGGAAATCCTCGATGAACGGAATAAAGAGTTTCATCCCAATCGGAGTTAGCACTTGTACTAGCCAATGTTTCCCTTACAGTTACAACCACTACAGTGGTATTGGTTCTAGCTGTAATATCAACTTCCTTACCACCTATGCGTAAAGTTTTACCAACCCAGTTGGCATCAGAATCGAATATGGCAGATGAGGCAGTAACATTAACTCCAGAACCAGTAGTGGCTGCTGGTGTTAAGGTAACACTGTCATCTTCATATTTATAGTATGGCTGATAGCGTGGATATCCAGATGAATGAGTTGAGAAAGAAAGAGCTGATACCGAAAAGCTCGATGCACTTGCTCTAATTATTTTTCGAATTGCATTATCCCTATGGCATACGATTACTGTATCGCCAAATTGGGCTAAATTAAGATCAAATAGCTGTGCAGTAGTCCAGTTACAGTTAGATGTAATGTTAGCCTGAATAGCTGTGCCTGAAGAATTATAAACATCTAGTCTGTTATTCGACAAGGCGAAGATCGCTACTTCATCATTGGAAAAAATAAATGGTACGATTCGTGTTTCACGAGTACCAAAAGTTGCTGTGTAAGTTGTGCCAGGTCTACGCATAACGCCACCTTCATCAAGAAGATACCAGTTTCTGCATTGTTTCGCTCCATCAAAATATGCCTTCGCATCTGTACGAGCAGTTAAAAGGGGATTTAATTCACCAGCCGAAAAGTTGGTTAATACTGTTCTGATTTGCCTAGCCATTCAATCCAAAGCCACTTGTACGGGTTGATCGTCTTTCTTCAGCAAAACGATTTGTAGCAAGTTGCTTGGAAGTTGTTTCTTGAGAATCTGTGTTTCTAGCAATCAGTAATTGTCTTTCTGCCAGTTCATCAAATTGCTTTATCATACCAGCATCTCTAGCAACAGCTCCAGCATAAATACTTGCTAATTTATATTCTAAAGCAAGACGAAAATAGGGAGGAAATTTACTTTCGTCTTGCCTAAAAATATAATCCATAATAACAGTGCTTGTCGAACCATAGCCATCTACATAAATCTTATCCTCATAACGAGCATAAGGAAGAATGGAATCATTACAGCTTACTGTAATAATCTGTAAGACTAAGGGATCGGTTGGCATTTGATAGGCATATTCCCATCTGCCAACGGGAGTTGCTGTTAAAAGGGATAGTTGTTTTTGACCAGAGGCAAATCGCCATCTGTGTCGTGTTAGGGTGGCTTCTACTATTTCTTCATAGATATTATTTGTAACAAGACCTTCCGTGCTGTCATCTGTAAAGGATGAAATCGGAGATGCTCCGATCATTACTAAAGCTCTTGCTGCTATATCTACTTTTGTTACTGCCATATTATCCTTTTAATATGGGGGAATAAATCCCCCATATATGTATTTGCTTTAAGTACCGTTAGTGGTAGTGACAGTTGTTGCTCCAGTTGCTGATGTAACTACTAACACATCTACTGTTTCAGTTCCTCCAGCAGCACCAACACAAAGGATAACATCGTTTTCCCTTAAATTTTGGTAGTCGCTGTCAAAGTAACCAGAACCAACAATAGTGCCAACAGCATCGCCATCAACATAAAGCCAAACAGAGTTAATACCACCTTCAGCAATTTTCCTTAACGGATTACTAGTTGCATAAGCCATATTAATCTCCTATTCTGCACAGAGCTGTACTCTAGCTCCATCGCCATCAATTAACACTGCACCCAAACTTAACATTGAAGTAATCAAGTGAGAAACTTTTTCAGGAATATAGTTAATTTCTGTTTTCACATCT